CTATAATGACAATCAGACATTATTGAATGATATTCACTTGGGTATCTATTCATTTGTCGCTAATAGTAATACAGCTGTCGATGCGGGCGTATTCTCATCATCAGCAAATAGTAGAACCGGAATTTATCTCAATGAAGCAACTGTAGCAGGTATAGCAATTCATAGAAGCAATAGTGGTTACGGAACTTGGACTTCAACTGCTAATACCGGAGCTGGTATGTATGTGATTGTAAGAACAGGAAGTACAGATGAAGATTTGTATGTGAATGGTACAAGAAGAATTGATGGTTCAACATCTTCAAATGCAAGATGTGATTTGCAATATGTTTTCGGAGCGAGAGCAAATGACGCAGTTGTTGATGGATATAGTAATAGAGGTTACAACTTCTTCTGTATAGGTCTTGGACTTACAAGTGGTGAAACTCAAACATTATCAACGATTGTAAATACATTTAACACAACACTTTCAAGAAACACTTATTAAAATGGAATTAGTAGCAGCACTTACAATAAATGAGAAAGATAGTTTGGTAGGACAACTTGTTCAACCTAATTGGTATTTCAATCCAAGATTGAGTGGGGATACTTTGCCTTGGATAATTTCTGAACAAGAAATAAACGCCTCAATTTATCCAGACCATATTTGGATAAAAGATTTGACTTTAGTGGAGTATAATCCACCAGTAAATCCTTCAGGTTCAACAATAAATTAACTCTTATAAAATAATAAAATTATGTCTTCATTAACAGGACAACAAATACAGAACACATATCAGGGATTGTTAAAACTTGCCGATTCAACAACTGGTATTACTTCTTCACTTCAATCAATTCAAGATGGAATCGGTAATAATACAGGTTTGAGATTGGCTTCTAATCAACTTGAAGCTCCAAATATTCAATCCTACATCTCACTTAAAGCACAATACTACGGAAGTGGTTTTAATAACGCTGCTGCCGCTCAAATGGCCAATGGTACACAAAATGTCATAATTGCTTATCCATTCTATGATAATGGTTTTTATTCTTATTCAGCATTAACTTATCATTTGGTTACCACAACTTCATCAAGTGATACTTGCGAAGCGGCAATTTATACATCACAGATGATAAATCCAAATGGTTTATTTCCGCATTCTCCAATTATTTCAGGACTTACAATCACGACAACTGGTTCAACAGGTCAAAAAACTGTAACATTTGGGTCAAATATTTCTATGAGTGGTTATGGGTCTGGTATCTATTGGGTGGTATTCAAGGTTTCAAATTCAGGTGTACAACCAACTGTAAGATTTGGTTCTTCGCAAACATCAACCAATGTAACAGCTCAATCAGGAATCTATGGAATATTTCAAACCCTTTCAGCTAACCAATTTTCTGGTCAAGCGGGTTATAGAAATAATGGAGTATGGCAGGTTTTCAGTGGAACGACCACATTTGATAATCCATTTGCAAGTACATTGAATACAACTCAATCAACTACAGGTTCAATTGCTGGTTCAAACTTGGGAATGATTTTACACACAATAGATGTTTAAAAATGGCAGGACCAAGAGTATTTTTAAGACAAAAATGGACAAAATATTTGGGTGAATTGAGACCAATTCACGACCAGTATGTTGCCTATACTTGTCCTGAAAATCCTTTTTATTCACAGATAATTCAGAAGGTCACCGGTCCACACGATATCTATAATTCCACCGATGGTATCAATTGGTATTCAGCGGGAACATTTGCAAATTCAGGATATACAATAACTGATACAATTACGAATGGAAGTGTAAGATTAGCAAATACATTTAATTCTGGTTCTGTTACTGGAAACACAATTTGGTATTCTGAAGATGGATTGAGTTATTCAATTGTAAATGTAGAAAGTTCAAATAGCATAAGTTTACCATTCATTTGGGATGGTAATCGATTTATAACTGGTATTTTCAATGGGGATTTATTAGTTTCAGAGGATGGGATTAGTTGGGAAAACAATACAACTTTAAATTCACTCTTACCTCAAAAATATAATTTTGGTTATAATGGGACTTATTATATGGTTTATGGTTCCGGAGCAACCGGAATTTCAATTGCATATTCTACAAATTTGAGCACTTGGAGTTTGACTCCATCCACAATTGCTGCTGGTCAAATAAGTCAGGCAATGGTCACACTAAATGGGAGAACTTATTTAACTGGAACTTTAAGTTCAGGAGGTTATTATTATACTGATGATGGAATAAATTGGTCTTCTTGGAATACTGTTTCAGGAAGTGGATATGTTTCTTCAACAGTATGGACTATGGCTAGTAATGGATATGTCTTATTAGCTGGAACAACTCTAACTGGTACAACGGGTAATAGAATATTTTATAGTTTCAATTCAGGAAGTACTTGGACTGCTGCCTCAACACCTTTTTCTGGTTCTGCTTCAAATTCGGTAAGGGATATCTTTTTTGATGGAACAAAGTTTTTAGCTTTCGGTCAAAATCCAGATGATGGATGTTATTCTTATGATGGAATAACTTGGACAGCTTTTTCGGGAGTTACCTATGGTTCAAATTTTGCAAGAGGTATAGTTTACCCACAACCTTACGCTTATCCACAATTGGCATTATGTGATATTATTCCAACAAGAACACCGAGTATTTCCCCTACAGCGACTCCTCCAGTCACCCCGACTCCGAGTGTGACTCCTAGTTTAACTCCTACCAACACATCATCTCCTACGCCTAGTGTAACAAGTTGTTATAATCCACAAACATTCTTGTTATTTGACTCTTATACTGACAGATTAAATCTAAATTCTTGGATGTTAGCTCAAGGTTCAGCATTTCGTGGAATGCATTTGACTTCACCAAGTTTGAGTCAGGTAGTTTTCGAAGAGCAAATGAACGACTATATCAATTATAGTGGTTGGGGGTTATCAAATAATGCCATAATGTATGAACCTACAAGCTACAGCGAAGACCCGATTACAATTACTAATACAAATTCTTGGAGTGGTGATGAAACTTGGGTAAGTGCTTTTGTTCCAATTTGTGCACATTGTGATGGAAGTTATTCAACATTTGGTTCAAATTCTGTAGGAGCAGTATCAAATGTTTCATACTCAAATATGATTTTCTATTATTCTGGTTCCGTGGTTCAACAAGGTTATTATAGATTATACACAACTAAACCTGGACTTGGAAATAGATATAATTCGAGTGATAGTCAGTATGCTGTAAGTGGTCTTACTTGTACCGGTACTACTCCCACACCTACCGTTACTACTACCCAAACCAGTACTCCAAATGTAACTCCTTCAGTAACACCTTCTTTGACAGCCACGATTACTCCTACCCCTAGTATTACTTCATCGGTGACTCCGACTCCGAGTATCACGCCGAGTTCAACTCCTCCTACGGTTTGTTATTGTTATTGGTTATTCAATGAAACTGGTTCACCAGCAAATTATTCTTATACTCAATGTGGTGGAACATTTATAAGTGATACTCTCGCAGGTGGAGCACAAATAAGGATTTGTTCAGAAGATTTGCCAGCGGTAGACCCAGGAATAACATCTACTCCTTGCGGAATTACTTGCACTTTGGATTCAGATTGCACAGGTTGTACTTAATTGTAGATTATGATTTATATTCAACAAGGTGAATTTAATAGGGCAATAGCCACTTGTAGCAGAAACAAAACTCTGACAGGGACAGTTTATTACTTATGGACAATAAGACATAAACTTTCCAATCAGGCTTGGCAATTTATTCCATATAGAAATCCAAGTATAACTACATATCCACCAAGTTATGATGTCTTTGATATTCAAGTTGAGTTTAGTCAACCTGAAAACTATCTTGGAACATCCCCATCTGACCCTGTCAATTTATACTTGATACCAGGGGAATACTATCTTAAGATTTATGAACAAGTCAGTTCAACAAATCTTCAACCTTCATTAGCGTATGATGTGGTTTATGAATCAACTCTAGTTGTTAAAACTGATGACCCAATTGAACAGATAGAATATACTGGTACATCAAACACTTGGGTTGTCTATCAAGGTTAAATGATAAAAAGAACAACTATTTATTAATAACATTATGAAAAAAATAATTCAACAAGTTCAGTTCAACACAATCGATACCTTGGTTAAATTCGAGGAAAAGGTTGTTAGAAATCAACCTTGGGTTTCTTGGGGTTTAAACAATCAATTCGTGATGGGTCTTTATGACCTATTGGATTTCTCACCAATTCATAATGCTTGTGTTCGTTCAAAAATAGATAACATCGTTGGTCAAGGTTTTGTAACTGATTATAAGATTTCAGCCACAGAAACTTTAAACGATTTGTTTAGAGATATCGTGTTCGATTATATCGTCACGGGGAATATCTTTATCGAGACAATTTGGAAGCAGGACCGTTCACAAGGTCTTGCTGGTCTACATTATTTACCATCCAAGTTTATGAGAGTTGGAGCTCCTGATAATGCTGAACTTATTTTGGAGAAGTTCTATTATTGTAGAGATTGGATGCAATTTAAAAGAGCGGGGGTAATTGAATTTCATCAGTTTGACCCAAAGAATTTTACAAATAGACAAATAGCCTTTATTCGTGATAAGAACCCTGCCTATTGGGCTTATGGTTCACCACAATATCTTTCTGTTGTCAATGACATCAGATTAAATCACGAAATTACAGTATACAATTTAGCGAACCTTGTAAATGGTGCAAATCCATCTTTGTGGGTTCACTTCTCTGACGGATTCCCCCAATCTGAAACTGAAGAAAGAAATATTTTACAAAGGCTCGAATCTCGCTATGAAGGAAGCGGAAACAGTGGTAAAATGATAGTATCGTTTTCCGATGGAAGTGAAGGTAAACCAGACATTACTCAAATTCAATCTAATCTTCAACAAGGATTTTATTCAGAGGTATTTGACCTTGTTCAAAATCAAATTTTAGCAGGTCACAAAATACCTGATGGGTCTTTGATTGGATTACCACAGAAAACAGGATTTAATAGTTCAGCTGATTTATTAGCCACAGCTCATAAACTTTTTATGGCTACCTCGATAATTCCAATTCAAAAGTATTTATTAAGAGAACTAAAACCATTAGTTCAATTGGTTAATCCTGATGTTGAAGTAAACCTTGAAATAATTCAAAACCAAATCGTATGAGTTTAATTGATGTATATTTTATTTCCGAAGAAACCCTTAAGGACAGAAGTTGGATTAATGAGAACTGCGATAGTGGTGAATTAAGATACGGCATTCAGACAGCCCAAAATTTAAACATTCAAGAAACTCTTGGAAATCCTTTATATGAAAAATTATTAAGTGACGTTTCAGCCAATACTGTAACTGGTTATTACAAATTACTTTTGGACACTTATGTTGTTCCAGCCACAATTTCTTGGTCAATCTATCATTTGGCAGATAACTTCTTTGTTAAATGGATGAATGTAGGTCTTGTTTCAAATAGAACAGAACAAGGTAATCCTATTGATTACAGAACATTCCAATACATTAAAAATAACGCAAAAAGTACCGCTGAATTTTATGACCAAAATATGAGAAGATATCTATGTGCTTATGCTTCAAGATATCCTGAATACAATACAGTTGAGATTGGTAAGTTGTTACCACAAAGAGATTCAGCTTACAGGTCTTCAATTGCAATGGGTTCAACCAAGTTTTATCCGATGTGGTACGGAGGTGTAAATACAATACCTCAAGGTACATTTCCAGCAGGACACTAATTGTTCCTCCAATGGTCTTGATTTTCTTGATTAGTAACCCATTCTAAATTGGAATAATGATTGTTTAGTTTATTTCGGTCTTTGTGATTGACTTGTGGTTTATTATCTTTATTTTCCACCCAATATTTTGCCACAATTCTATGTGCCGTTATCCATTTCCTGTACCCTTTCGAAATAAATAATTTGAACATAATATAACCTTTATTTGAATAAGATGGTTTCATTTTGTGACCATCTTTATTGTAAACATTCCCAAATTCATCAATAAAATAGTTTGTATTATCTATCTGTTTCATATATTTAATTCTAACAGGTCTCAGGTCTTCAAATTTCCATCATTGTTTGTTTGCTATACATAATCAAGGAAAAAAATTGGGGGTTAAAAACCCCCTCTTTTTTTGTTGAAATAGAACTACAATATTTCAATTTTCTTTTTGCTGTAATCAGCGAATAATTCTTGGAGTTTTTCGTCATCCTTGAGTTTGAAATATTCGTCCATCTTTGGAACGAATTTGTCATCACCTGTCTCCATCCAATTTTGGATTCTGTCTGTGACAAGCATAATGTCTTTCATTGACCAAGCAAGATTGTGTGAGGTCATAAGGGTCAAAGCTGCTTTAAGAGCTGACTGACGATTAGTGATTGGTTGAGTGTACTCTTTGAAGAGTTGAGTTCTGTCGAACCCGAGCGGTTTGTTTTCGTAATTCTTGTTCATTGTTTTTTTTTATAAATATAATACAAAATAAAATTCTCATCAAGTAAACTCAATTATTTTTTTTGAATAATTCAACCTTTTCTCTCATTTTCATTTGTGCTTCATCAATGAGTTCAACTGGTTTTGGGAGGGTGTTTTCATCTACGAATTGGAATTCATCGTCCATATTATATCCGAGTTTCAACAATTGAAGTATATGTTCCAATTTTTCAATATCATCCCAATATGCTACCCCTTGGAAAGAGATATTCCCCATAGTCATTTTAATTCTTTCTTCGATTGTGTAGTAATTTTTCATTGTAGTTCTTGTTCAGTATCGCTGTCCCCCGTTTGAATTACAAAGATAAAGAATTAAAAAGTACCAGCCAAATCTAATTTAACTACGGCTGAAGTAATATTATCTTTTTTTCCGAATAACAAGGTTAACCGATGTCCATAATCATTGACTGATGAACCAACTTCACTATAGTCAATTTCTGTAACACACAGGGGCATTGGTTTGTTATTTGAATCTATTGCAAAATCAACCATAGAATGTGAAAGCCATTCTGATAGTGTCATATTCTTGTTTATACTATGAATGATGACATTCTTTCCAACTTCAGCAATTTGTACAGCATTGATTCTTGTGTCTAATGATAGTTTCATATTTGATTTGTTTAGAGAACAAAGATAATGAAAATAAAATTACCAGCAAAATATTTTAGAAAAAAAAACCCCCACTTTTTTAAGGCGGGGGAAACGTGAGCTTATATTAGAACTAGAATCTCTTATAAATATAGGGATTCTTCTTCTTGGGTAAAGTTTTTTCTTTGGAAATATTTTCCCCGTGTTTTAACATAAATTGTTTGTGGATATCTTTTGACGTATCATACCCCATAGCTTCAAGTATGGACTTACAAGCTTGGACAATCCACTCTTTATGATGTGTTTCTTTCATTGACACTTACCTTCCAATATAGATAGTCCGACATTGGTGATTGTGTAAAGTGTTGGAAGACCAAGACGTCTTTCTGCAATGATTGCACCCATATTTTCCAATCTCCAAATTCTTTGATACAAGGTATCATTTTGTTTGATTAATCTTGGAGTTACAGGTACTTGTACCTTTCCGTTCATTGAGATATATTCCAATATCTCCATTTGTTTTGTTGTTACCATTTTTTCTAGTTTTACTTTAGTTTATGTTTATTTTTAAATTGTTGATGAACATCTTTTGTGGTATCATAACCCAGTTGTTGTAGGAGTTCCCTAGCTCCAATAAAATCTTTTTCTGTTACCCTTGATAGTTTTAAGTGGTGGTCGTTCCTGTCGTCGTCTTTATCCCTTTTTGTGAAATGTAATCGACATCTAGTTTCAACTCCCCATTTATTTTTCTTTGATTTATAGAACTCTTTCTCTGGTTTATACTTTCCACAGATTGAACAGAAATAAGAAACCCCATCATTCTTATCCCATATTCTGCGATTGATAAATTCCTTCATAATAATAAATATCAATAATACAAAAAAAATCCATATTATTTAAAAAAAAACTTTATTATTTTTTAATTTATTATCATATTTATAGATGGGTTTTAAAATGGTTTTATCCCAACTTAATACAACGATTGAGTGAATAAAAGATTACAGTTCTTTACAACAGGCAATTATCTTATTGATAATATAAGAGTAACTAACTTATATGAAGGTCCAAGATAGTTGAGATATTATATCAGTTCGAAAGTGAGAGCAATGTTTCCCAATCTAACAACTCTCGACAAGGAAAATAATTACAGAACAGATATACCCTTGGATATGGGGATTTGTAGTAGAGCTTTGATTCTAGGAGTTGTTAATAAACTAGATGAATATAAAAGGAAATTAGAACTCAGGATTGTTTTCCTCCCTATCGGGAGTGTCTCCTTCGGAGGGAAACAAGTAGGATTCCTTGGATATAGGGATTGGTGTATCTAGCATAGAAATAAAAAATATTATTTGATTATAAAAAAAAGATTTTATAGATTTAAAAAAAACAAAAAAATGAGAAACACAATTGTACCAGTTCAAGAACTTTTAAGGAATAGAAGAGTGAAAGAACTTATGAGCAAAAAACAAAGTAACAAACCAGCTATTCCATTGAAACTTACAGAGACACAAATGGAAGAAGTAAAAAGATTTATGAAGGAAGGAGCCACCAGAGATGAAGCTGTAAAAGCAGTATTGGCACTCGACCAATTTATCTTGGAGAAAGAAAAACAAGTACAAAATTGGAACAAAGGGGGATTTGTTAATGAAGAAAAATACAAACAACCAATTAAACATAATATCTATAAGAAATGATACAGGAATTTCAATTGGGAGAAGAATCAAAAGTTAAATGGGAAGATAGATTGATATTACACAAACTATGGTTACAAAAAAATCATAGAGATATACAAAAAAAAATAAAAGAAAAAAATAAAACTGAATCGGAATTACCATACGATTTAGAAAAAGAAAAAATGTAACAATGGGATTTAAAATCAAATCAATGAACAAGGGTAGTGAGGTTAAAATCTACCGTTCAGATAATGCAGAACTTGTAGGAAAATTTGGGGTTATTCAAAGAATAAGCATTTCAAGAAGTGTTGCTTATGTTAAACTCACAACAACAGGTGAAGAGGTAGAAGTACCACTTAACAATCTAGTGATAGCTTAAGGGAGATATTTATTTCATTATGAATGAAATGATTGTCACAACAGTTGTATCCACATTAACTGCAGTTGGTGGATTTTATTATGGAATAAAAAAAGATAAGCAAGACCTTGTCTCAAAATCTTTAAATAACATTGCTCTTCAGATTTCAATTTATGAATCTATAATTTCAGGATTGAGAACTGAAATAAAATTACTAACAGAAAAAATTGAAGACCAACAAAAAACAATATGCCAATTGGAATCAAGAGTTGAAGAGTTCTTGAGTCCAAAATCAAATCTTTAGAGGAAGGGTTTGCTTTGTCTGTTCAAATTTTCCAATTCCTTTCTGGTTTATTTTTTCCCTAACCTCTAATTACCCCCAATTCTTTGGGGGTTTTTTATATTTATTTATTATGGAAAATGATTTAAGATTAAAAATATCGGAATATTTCAAACTATCTCTTGAAGACAGAGATAACTTGATTAAAGATTTAACTGACTTTTACTTTGACAAAAATGTGTCAACAAGGACACTACAAGAGTTTGATACATCAATTAATCAACTTATCTTTTGGTTGGAAATGGAATACAAGTTTGCTCTTAAAACAGAAGCTTATAATAGGGTTGAAATTTACCAAAAGTTATCGAGGATATTTCACCTCATAAAAGAAAAAGCAGACCAAATAGAAGAAGAATAATATGCCGTGTAATTGCAAAGGAAAAAAACAAGTAATAAACAATTTGAATATACCAAGTTATGTTCAAATGGCAAAGGACTTTATGACATCAATTGGAAATACCCCTGTGGGGCAATTAGAAGACCACCAGTGGTCTGAAGGGTATCATATCTATAATTCCATATTCCCAAACTCAAAAGGTCTTCCAGAGAAGTCAGAACTCATTACAATCATAAATAACGCTGCACAATATAAATCC